TTAGTTCAGGTTGCTGGCGACTGTGCAGCCTGGCGAGCGGAACGGCGAGTGCCGCAGCCGGAAGGCGTAGCCGCCCCAAGCCGACTTGACCCGCTGGCAGCGTTCCTCCCGTATTCGCTTGAGGGTGCGCCGCATGATGGCCCGATCGCCTAGATCGCCCTCCGGTGCGGGGATCTCAGTCTCCGCAAGCTGGTAGTAAGGTGATACCTCAAGCCAGCGCTCCTGTCCGAACTCAGCACTGCCGCCGCCGTGCATCGTGTCGTGCTCGGTGTCAGGGTCGCTGATCGCGCAGCCGGGAGCGCCCTGAGCGCCCACGCCAAAGCCCCAGTGCCCAAGACCACTGCTGATCTCGTCCTCGGTGCACTGACCGCTGTGGTCGTCCTCCTCGGGCGCGTCGTCCTCTTCCTCGTCCTCAAGGATCACTCCGCGCCAGACATCGAGCGGCTTGCTGTTCAGCTTGCCGGTTCGGCGGGTCGAGGCGGGCAGCGCGTGCCATTCGCACCAGGAGGGGTCGCCATGCTCGTCCCCACTCAGTTCGGTGTCGCCACCGTCCTCAAGGTCAGGGTCGCCCTCCATGATATCGACCTGCTGAATCAGGTACTCGATCATCTCGCCCAGCTCTTCGCGAGCACGTTCCGCGCCGAGACGGTGGCGAAGCTCTCCTGGCCCGACATAGCGCCGGCCGCTTGTCTTGATTTTCATCTCAAGCATTGGACGCCTCCCGCACTGCCAGAAGCAAGGTGCCGCAGATGATCTCGATCGCTTCGGCCCGCTCTCCGAGGCTGGTCGCAGCCTCTTCTATGAGGTCCGCGCAAGCGTAGAAGCGCCGCCGTTCGCAGTCGGGGGGCAGGTCGTCAGCGGCCTCCTTGATGATACGGGCAAGCTCCACGGCGCGCTCGACTGATGTCTGGCAACCGCGGGCCAGTTCCTGCGCAATGGCGCTCTGTTCCGCGAGCGATGCGCGGCTGGTGGGAGAGATCGCTTGCTCAAGCATGACGCGCCCCCCTCAGTGCTTCGGTGACGCCGAAGAGGAAGAACCCGACATCCCGCTTGAACGGCTCGGGGCTGTTCAGCAGCGGGCGCAGGCGCTTGAGCAAGCGGATGCGTGCGGCATGATGCTCTGCGATGTTCGGAAATAGGACGGGCGCCATAGCTGCGCCTTCCTTGGACAAGTCGTGTCCTGTCATGGTGGTTACTCACTAGATCGGCCTCTCACAGCCGAGTTCCCCGGTGACGGACCGGGTGCCGGGAGGGTGAGAGCCTGCTAGTGAGACAGGTGAGACGTTTTCCCCCCGAAAGGGTATTGTATGTGCGCCTCGCTCCCGACATAAGGGGTCGGCAAGCGGTGGACGCCAATCCACGCTCGTACGAACAGCCGCCAAGCTGTTCAGGCAGATGGGCTCCGCGCCAACGGCGCCTCACCTGCTTCACTAGTCCGGGCTCTCACACCCACGGACATAAATGCTCCGAACGAAAACAAAGCGCAAGCCTCCCTCGCCAAGGGGAGGTCTAAGCGCGTGCAGCTTGCAGACTATACGGCTGGCGCTCGCCGTATCCCTGATCCGTGTGGCCCGTCGCAACAGTGACTGCTAACGACCATTGCTTACTGCAAGGATCGGCAGAAGATGCCGTTCAAGCACGCCTATGCACCTGTCGACACGCTCCATCAGACGATCGCTGCCGGCGCGATCTCCACTCGTGAAAATACTCTCTTCAAGCCATTTTACATTAAGCACTGCAACGGTAGCGGCGGCATCCTGAACCTTCACAATCTCATTTGCGATCTCCTTCATTGCCTCTTCTACCTCACGGCCAAAGAGTGCTTTTGAGATTGCAACTTGATTAATGACCTGGTCCCAATCTTGGCGATAGCGCTCAAAGCGGGCGCTCGTGATTTTCGCTCGGATCTCAAGAATCTTGCGGTCAACATCCGATCCTTCGGGCATTTCATCAAGCTGCCGCGTTATGTCTGCGGAGACATACTCTTCGTATGTGAGATTTCCGTCTCGCACGACCTGCAGGTTCCGCTTAGCACGATATGCCGCCGAAAGCGCGGTCTCCGCAGCAGAGAACCTACGCTCATAACTCTTTTGCTGTCTGAACTGCGTAAAGGTATTGGCGGCCTTCCAAGTTGCGTAAAACGCGGCGCCTACGGCCGCCCATGCTGCAGTACCCGAAAGCATGGAGCCGGCCGCATCCCAATCAACATCGCACAGGCTTGAGCCGATGCTCATCTAGAATTTCCTCTGCTTGCCTGAGAGAAAGACTTAGCAGTGAATGCATGCACGGGAAGAGAGCTCTCGGCGATAGCGTGACGCCCGAACATTCCGCGCGTGCGAGCACGCCAGACCCACCATCATGGGACGCCAGCCGGCGCGAGTGGTTCTTGGCGGTGCGGGTAGGATTGGACGTGCGGAGGGCCAAGCGCGCGGCAGACTCCGGCGGCGCGCTTGTCTGCGGCCGGGATGAGGCGGCGCTTGAAAGCGCCTAGCGCCGCCTTCGTTTGACTCCTCCCGAGTCCGCCGGGTAGCGGTCCAGTCATCAAGGCTGGGGGCAGCATGGCAGAGACGCTTGAGGTCGGTTTTCTCAATATCGTGGCAACACCGCACCCGAAGGGCGTCTACCGCAGGCTCTTAACGGCAGCTGCGGAACACCCCGTTGATTTTTGGGGTGCATATAAGGCGGCTATTACCAAGCCGATCAGTCTGCATGAGGACGACACATTTCATACCTTCCAGCTAATCGTGTGGATGGAGATCAACCCGGATGAGCCGGCAATCGACAAGGCGAAGTTGAAGAAGGCCGCCTTCCCAACGCAAGGGCGAGAGTTCACCGCCACCTATGGCGTCAATGGTCGAGTGTTCTACTGCATCTTCGATGAGAAAACACACCAGCTCACCTTCGAGGCGAGAAACGAGGATCGGCAGACAATCTCCCCCACGCGAGTGGGAAAGATATTTTCAGAATTGCTGAGCCCGAAGGTCCTCGGCGTGGATGCGGAGCTTGTCGAAGTAACCGTCGTGCCGACAGACGATGCGATCACTTACGTCCTCGGCTTGGCTCGCTTGGACAAGGTCGAGATCCTTGTGAAGCGACCGAACCAGGACGATATTACCACTGAGACCAACCGGGTGATGAAGGATCTGATCGAGCAGAACGCCCGATCGGAGCGGCGCGAAATTACCCGGCAGGCAAAAACCGATGGGATTGAACTGAGCGAGGAGAACGAGACTTACGCTCGGGTGGCCGCTCACAATGGGTACGTCAACTCGTCGGGTTTGGATGAGAACGAGGTCCATGCTAGACGCTCAACGAGGGAGGTGCCCAAGATTGTCAAACGTGCAATTGCCCAAGGCGTCACATACCTCGCAGCGCTTCGAAGCCTTGCGCGGGAAGCTCGCGACAATCGTGAGCAGCTTTGAGCCCTTCCGCATTTACTGGAGCGTCTATGGCGGCTTGTCTGCGCTCCTGAAATCCATCTACCTGTGGCTGTCAGTCTTGATCACCGCGGGCTGCTATCCGTTTTGGCTAGATCGCGGGTTCCTGAGCGACGAACGCCCTGTCGCCGACGTGTTGCTAACCGTCATCCCGGCGCTCATGGCTTTCACTTTGGCGGGCATGGCAATTGTCCTCGCCCTTTCGGGAAAGCGTTTTACGAATGCTATCCGAGAAGGAGGAAGGCCGGACTCCCTCTTCATGAGGGTCGTCGTCCTTTTTTTCCACTTCATCTTGGTCCAGGCGGTTGGACTGGTGCTGGCGCTGTTTTCCCGAAGCTATCCTGATCAGAGCTGGCTCGCGGGAGTGGCGTTCTTTTTCGCAACCTATGGGATTGCTTCGGCCGTCGCGATCGCGGCGATGCTTCTCAACATCTCCCGCATCTACAACATCACGGGCGGAGAGGACTGAGGGCTGAACTGAAAAAGGCGCCACGACCGAAGCCGCGGCGCCCTTCTGGCTTAGTTAGTGCCCAGGTCGTACCGGCTATTAGCAGTTCGACGCGATCAACGTCCCTGCCCGCTTGCCGCTGCCGACAGTCTCGGTGGAGATCGTTTAAGTGGTCTGCACCTCCTCCAACTTGAATCGGCCGAACACGTCACGCGCCAGGAGCATGTCGTTGATCGACAAAGGGGAGTGTCCAGCTTCAATTTGACATAACGCTACATGGCTGCTGGTGTATCTTGCACTGCAAGGGGGGAAGATATGCGTTTCGTGCTGATCCTAGCGTGTGTTTTTGCATCACTATCTTCGACGGCTGTTTTCACAAAAACCGCTTTTGCTCAGTCCTCCAAAGAAGTGCCGAGATTTTACGTTTGTTATACGTACGAGAGCAACAAGTTCGGATATGCCAAGTCATACATCGGCAAGGTTTTCCAAAGAAGCTATGATCCGACTCAATCCGACGAACTTGCTGCCGATCGGAAGGTCTCAGAGCAGCATTGGCGGGAATACCCAGCCGTTTACAGTAAGGCCCTTTATTCGGGACTATGTAAAGAGTTTGGCTCGCGGAAAGCGGCTGAAAGCGAAAGATTGAGTCTGCTTGCTGATGATGCGCAGGAGGCCTCAGTAGATTTCAACTATGGCGATGACCCAGAAGAGCAATCTAATCTTGATCATGACGACGCATCTATCAAGACCGTCACTCTGACTCTGAGGGGTATGCAGGGAGGCCGCACTCTTTGGGCTAATGTGGACCTTCAGTATCGATTTATCGAATGTGCGGGCGCTTTACATGTAGCTTATGCGGTCAAACCTAAGACTATTCGATATGATGGATCGACCGAGTCGCTATACGGGCGATTAAACCTGACAAGCGTGCATATGATAGTCGACATATTGGCGCGACCAAATGCCGCCACCGGATATGCTGGCAAGGTTGACGTGATTGATGACCAGTTTGCGGGCGATTCTCTCGGGATGGGGTGTTTTGATGGTCAGCTCCACAAGGTCGCTATTTCTGACATGTGGCGGCCATTCACTAAAGACAAAGCATCCTACAAAGATTTCGTAGCCAGCCTTTCGCTTAGTCCTAGCGCTACGCCCATCCACATCGGCAATATCGGCGACTTCCCCGACAAACGCGGCGAAGGATCAAGCTCGCCCGCCGCCTCAGCGCAGGCCGAGGCCAAAGCAGCGGCATCGGCTGCTGAGCGCGTGGAGGCGGAAAGGCAGGAGGCCGCGCGTGCTTCGGCTAACGCGGAACAAGCTAAGCGAGCTCAAGATCAGCTTGCCGCGAACAAGGCCGCTAAGGACGCGTACGACGCCGCTCTAAGTCGGCAGCAGGCCCGAGTGGCGGAGTACGAACGATTGAGCCGGATCCATGCTGAAGAGGTAGAAAAGGCCCGGATTGCTCAGGAAGAGTACGAGCGCCAGATCGGGAAGATGTGAGTTAGCAATTTGTGGTCCGTTGCCGTGTTGTGGGCGCCCCATGCTCCCCAAGCTCAGCCCGGTGGTGGTCTATGTTTCATCACGCGCACGTTCCGAGATCGGTTGCGGAGATTGTGGCTCAGGAGAGACGGGTTGAGCGGCTCGGTGGCGATCGACATACCGACCCGCCGCAGGTGCCATACTGATGCCCCCTGCGCTGGCGACGCTCGTTATCACAAGCCGGTGGTGGACCTTGCCGCCGCCGCTATAATGGGAAAGGCGGACTGGCACCAAGCGGGAGCAAAGCACCAGTCCTAGCTGCACTTTGAATGGGCATTCGGGTGTGCAGCTATGCGGCATTTAGCTGCGGATGTGGCACTCGCAAAGGGAGAAACGAGCTTGGCGATCGACTGGCAAGGTCTACCAGTGCGCGGGTCAGATCTACCCTTCAACGGCGCCGAGGTGCTGCTCGCGGTTCCGCACCTGATCGGCAATGCCTTCGGTGGCGACGGCAAGAAGGTCGATCCTGATCATCCGTACACCCTTCACCTGGCGCGCTGGGACGACGAGCGGCTCGAATGGGCTACCAACGAGACTGACGAGGATACCGGCGGCGTCTTATGGTTGAGCCCGAGCGTGCCGATCCTATGGGCTGAAATTGAGCTACCGTCCTGAGGAAAACGGCGCCCCAGCCTGAGCCGGAGCGCCTGAGGTGGCTACATGGGGTGTAACTGGTTCGTCAGCTATCCGGGTCGCGTTAACCGTTCAAGCCACTGGGAGCGTTCGTTTTCCCCGGATCTTTCCGCCCGTAGCGGGAACTTCGTCAGAGATTGGGCCCAACGAGTTCCAAGTGCTATGCAGCCCCTTAACGGGTAAACGGCATGGCGTTTAGCTTCGCGGCGCGGGGTGAATGATGGTTGATCGAACAGGAAGCTCAAGCCCCGATCGTGACCGAAACCAAGCGATCTATGTCGCCGTGATTGATGGCGCGACCTTTGGCGAGCTTGCCGCACGGCACGGCATCAGCAGGACGCGGGTGCAGAAGGCGTATGCCCGCGAGCGCACGAACGCGTGGGAAGCGCGTCAACAAGGTGAGACCACCTACTTGGGCCGGCCAATACCAGAGGATGTCTGATACCCGCGGGGTGAGGATGAGCTGCTGCGGAGCGGATCGGTGAACACTTAACTGGATTGCAGCCAAACCAACCTACAAGACCGACATGGCAAGAAACCGTAGAGCATATCGACGGCCACGATTGAGGTTGGCTCAGCCGCGTTCCGCGAAGCTCGCCTGGCCGATGATTGCTGGCGCGTTCGGTGTAGCGATCTTGGTTGGCGGGGCATTAGATGCTGCGTCTGTGCGCGCGCCAGACAGAGCAACGACGGCCTATGCCGAAGCAATTAGCGGTTGCGCTGTCACGGATGGCGACACCATCCGCTGCGGCGATGAGCGCATTCGGCTGCTCGGTATCGATGCGCCAGAGATGCCGGGGCACTGTCGTCCTGGTCGCGACTGCGTGCAAGGTGATCCGTACGCCTCTACCTCGAACTTAGCCGCCGGCATGGCAGGCAAACTCACCATCCAACGGGTGGGTGAGGATCATTATGGCCGCACACTGGCGATGGTGGCCGGAAGCCAAGGCGATCTCTCCTGTTGGCAGCTCAAGCACAACCAGGTGGTCTACAAGGCCAAGTGGGACAACGGCCTACGGGTTGCTCGCGCTTGTCCAGGCGCTGTGCTGTGACAATCGCTTGTCTCGTGCATGAGTAACCGCATTAGGCTGAGCAAAACCCTTCATGCGGCAAGCCTGTCCGCCTTCACCGGGTCCGCGATTCCGGCAGCGATGTTGTGCCTTTGATAATCCGCGACGAGTCCAGGCATAAGACCGATCGGCGCGCGTCACTCGCCCTCAGATGCTGGCAGGCGTCGCGTCCGGACCTCCGCTTTCCTAAACTCCAGTGCTGCTCGCACGATCTCATCGTAGGCGCCACATTCAACGATGAGATCCATCTCCTCTGGAGAGAGCTGGATCGTCTTGCGCTCGTCGATCTTCTTCTCGAACTTGCGCTGTAGGTCGAGCAGATTGGCTGCCATTGGGTTCCACTCCTGCACACAGGTTCAGACCGAGGCGATATGGAAGCGCTCGATAAAAAGCCGAGATACCCGAGCAAAGCAAGGGTGAGGCAGTATGTCGAGCTTGCCCGTGAGCTGGGCATGGATGTTGCAGCCTTCCAGGTGTCACCGAATGGGACCATCCGAGTCATGGAGGCAAGGACAACCTGCGGTGCCCCGCTCAGTGATTTCGAGCGATTCAAAGACCTCCTTTAATCCCGTGACGCTCCTCGAAGCGCCTAATGTGCTCCGGAACAGGGCCGTCGCCACATAGCAGCTCCAGGGCCTTGTCGAGCGCTTCCTTGCGCCAGTGAGGCTTGCCGCCCAGGACGAACGAGGGCGGAAGGACGCCAGCAGCTACGTCGCGGTCGAATGCTGCCTCTGACAAGTCGAGGTATGCGGCGGCTGTCTTGCGCTTCATCGCGCCAGGCCAGTCGGGCAGGGTCGAGGCGCGGCTCTGCGCACCATAGTTCGGCTGCGGGAGCGCCGCGACCGGTCGAGGTGCTGGCGACGGCGCAGCTGGTGCGCCGTCCTCGCTCCCACTGTCAGGCGGGTTCCCCTCGTATCGATCTACCTCGGCGGCGGGGATGCGAATGAGCTTGCCATGCTGAAAGCTGCCTAGCTTACCGCAGGCAATAAGGTTGCGGACCGAGCCGGCGCTGCAACTCCAGCGCTCAGCGAGGCTGGCAACCGAGTAGGGGCGCCTGGTGTCGATCATTGAACGCCTACCTTCTCGCGGACGCTTCCCAAAAGCGCCGGAGTGGACCTAGTTAGCGAGTATGACAGGAACGGTCACCCGCGCGTTCGAGATCGCCCGAGCCGGAACGTGCAAGAACGTGGAGGACATCAAGCGTCAGCTCAAGCGAGAAGGCTATTCGTCCGTCGACGAGCATCTGAATGGGCCGACGATCAAGAAGCAGCTTGCAGCAGCGATACTCGCCGCCTGATGGTAGACGCGAGTAACGCTCGGTGTCCGAGCAAGGCCAAGGTGCCAGTATATCAATCATCACCCAGTTGGATGTCGGCAAGTTCATCAAGATAGCTGTCGTCACCGATAAGGTCAGCGAGGCTTCGATCATCATCAGTACCGAGAGGGGCATCCAAGCTTTGCGGACCAAAGGCGCTTGCCCAGAGCGTGAATGCTCTGCCGACGTAGGTGCGCGCGTGCCGCTCAATGGCATCGATGGTGATGTCGCCCTGAAGCACCGCTAGGTAGAGCTCCGAAGTCACGTCGTCCCGCAGGGATTGCTCGAGCCCGCTCGGAACGGCGCGCCGAATGCGGGCAAACAGGTCCAATCCCTGCTGACGTTCACCGGAGCCGTGAACGCGCTGCCACACCAGCTTTGCGCGGCGGTGCCGATCCTCTCGGGACATCGCCCTGAATACGCGCAGCACCTTCTTTTCTGAAACTTGCAGGCGGCGACGGATCGCGACAATCGAGTCGCCATTGAGCAGAGCGTTGATGATACGCCTGCGACTATCCGGTGAGATGGACTGCGGGCCGCGGATGCGGCCTGGAGCGTCCCAAGTAGCCTTGCACGGTGCTGCGTGGCCGAACGCCTCGCCGCACCCGCAGACGTGTCCATCGGCCGCCATCTGCGCCCATATTGGTCGGGCATACTTCAGGATGGTGTCGAGGCCTGCGCCGTTGGTGACCGCGCGTGAGCGCCGTTGCATCTCAGCCGCGCTAACGCCCTCACGTGCCCACCGCTCGATCCGTTCGACGCGATCCGATGAAAGGAGCGTCGGTGAGTTCTTGATGCAGCCGCCAGGGTGGCGCGCCGGCCGCCCGCACTTGCACGGCTTCAAAGGGGCTCCCGCCTCCTCGAGTTTCTGCATCCAAATCTTCACGTGTCGATTGACAGCGACGAGGGCTCTACCCGTTCGCTCGGCGATCTGCCGGTTTGACACGCCCTTCGCCGCGAGATCGTGGATCTCCTTGATCTGCGCTTTCGTCAGCTTGCTGTCGCGGATCTTGGGATAGCCGCGCTTCGGCGCCGTGCTGACGGCACATGCGGTGCTCCGATGACCGCGCGGTAAGCCGCAGGGGCAGCAAAGCGGCAGGTCGCCTGCCGCCTCAAGCTCGGCCACGATCGGCCGCACGTTGTGGTGATGCGTGCCGACGCGGCGGCAGATTTCTCGTACCGAGAAGCCTTCACGAGCCAAGTGCCGTACTTCTTCGATCTTTTCGCCGGGAAAATTAGCGTAGGGCTTCATGACCAGCCGCGCTCCTTCAGTCGCCAGCTGCTTGGCGCCGCTACAGCTACCTTCGCCCAGTGGCCACGCGGGCCGGGGCCGACAGCGGCGTCACTGGCAACGTTTACAGTGGCGCCTGTCATTACCCGCCATGATGCGGTGAGCATCGCACCAGATCGCTGATGCGGATCCAGCAAGCGACGCGCCGAAGCCGACGCTGTACGTCGGCCTGATCGCACACCGCCGTTGCGACGGTCCGCGTCAACTCGCCGGCAAGCAGGCGGCGCTCAAAGTCGCCATTCTCTTCGTCCGATATGGCCAGTTGGGTGAACCCTTCGTTACGGGGTTTCGAGCGCCTCAACTCGGGCGACCAGGTCGGCGATGTCGGAAGGCGTGTAGGCGCCGAGTTGCAGCGCGTTCTCTGCCTCCTCGGCTGAGGCGACTGAGGTTTGCTTCGCGAGCTCGCTCCAGTCGGCCGCGGTGCCGGTCGCACCGCCGTTGTGCATGAAATTCGTCTCGATGTCCGACCGCACGGCGATGTCGCCTTGCCGGGCACTCAGTGCGAGCATCTCCTCCTCGCTGCCGACTGGGTAGATCTGCGGTGCGGTACCGTTCTCGTCGATGGTCGTGTCGCGCTCCTCCGGGTCGCCCAGCGCCGGGGTTGGCGGTGCGACCGCCACCTGTCCGAGGGCGAAGGCGTGCTTTGCCGGCGTCTCACCGACGAACGTCAGCGTAACCTTCATCGTTCCTGGGTCGAAATCGCGCGACAGGATGATCGCATCTGTGTCGAGATCGAGTGACGGCAGATCGAGGTGCAGACACTCGCCAGGGCGGTAGCGCCGCCACTGTGGCTTGAGCGTCAGCACGATGGGTCCGATCTCCCTGCCGTCTGTGAGTTCGTAAGCCACAAGCTGCGCCGATTGGTCGCCTTGCTGCACCAGATTGTGCTGACGCTCCTCGACCTTCTCCTCGCCGTCCTCTTCGACGTAGGCAGGCACGGACACGAGCTCGGCCGAGACGTACTCCCAGTTGTGCTCCTCGCTGCGGTACTTGGGCACAAGGCCGTTCAGCCGATTGCGGTAGGACTGCATGGCAGTGACGCTCATCGCGTCGTCGGCGATGTCGTCCTCGGTGACCGTCTCGAGCGCCACCATCGGCGCGCGGTAGCGCACAGATAGCACACCACCGGCGAACACCGGTTCCGCAGCGCCGGCCGCCATGATGTCCTTCAGGTTCGCCCAGCGATCGGCAGGCTCATAGATCACGCCGCCAACCTTCCAGTCATTGGCGTCGCATACGTTCGCCCACGCGACGATACGGGCGAGATCGATGCCGGTCGCCGGCAGGCCGATGCCGAATACCTTCTTGCCGTTTTGGTGACGTCCGTAGGCATAAGCCAGTGCATGAAGCGCTGGATTCTCGGACCATACCCAAGTCGCCTCGTCGGTGATGCGCTGCGGACCATCACCACCGGGATAGGTGCTGTCGAGCCGCGGATCGTAGACCTTTACGCCTTTCCAAATGGCGCCGAACGGCGGCAGGCCGCTGGCGAACCGCTTACCGTCCTTGTCGAACTTAAAGCTCCACAGGATGGCTGCCTGTCCGCTCAGCTTATGCGCCGCGGTCCAGTTCGGCATGCCGGGCCACTGAGGCGTCAACGCCGCCGGCTCCGGGGTCAGCCCAAGCTGGCTGTCGGTGTAGAGGAACCCGGCGTACCACGGCGAGATCGGCGTGAAGTCCGTCTGCACGGACTCCAACTCCTCGACTGGGCCGCAGCCTGAGTAGACCACCGGGGAGCCGCGGTAAGGGTTCTTTACCTTCCCGACCTTGCCGCCATAGCCAACATCGTGGCGCAGCACGCCGCCGCTGAACGTGCGGCCGATCAGGCAGGGCTGCGGCGCATCGGTCTGGATCAGGACGCCCGATGCCGAGCCGCGAGCCGCAGGCTTCTTGGCGGTCAGCTGTGCACCGACGCTCGCGCCTATGGTCACAAGGGTGGCAGCGCTGGTAATTGTTGCGGCGGTGGCGCTGATTGCCGTCGCCGTCGCAGCACCCGCAGCTGTCGATGCGGTTAGGAGGCCTGCACCTGCAGCAGCGCCCACGCCGGTGGCAATGAGCGCGACAGAGCCCGCGATCAACGCTACCTTGGCAAGTGCTCTACTCATGTGAGCTCCGTACCCTGAGGAATTGTATGAAGAGGACGCTTGGCGCCGTGGCTTTGCTTGTGAGCGGATGCGCAACCGTCAGTGACTTGCGCGAAGGCACACCGATCATTGACGCATCGTCTTCGAAGAGCGTTCAGGCGATCAGCGGCTGCATCGCAGCGAAGTGGCAGCGCCGATCCAGCCCCATGACCACGGCACCCCGCCCGAACGGCACATCGCTCATACTGAATGGTCAGCAATTAACCGGGGCAGTTCCGGCGCTCGTGGTCGACATCGATGATCTCGGATCAATGCGGTCGGTAAAGGCTTTCATCCCGGGAAACACATCGGCCGCACCTGCGAACAACGATCCAGGCAATGCCGAAATAACATCCTGCTTGTAGTTTAGGCGCGCCAAGCACCCGCGATGGCGATCGGCTCCAGTGCGGTCATACCTGGGTAGCCCTCGTGCCAACCCATGACTTTTCCGCCCAGCGAGATAACGATAGCGCCAAAGCCGTCTCCGCTATCGAGCATCGCCACGTCGCCAAGCCTCATCTGAGCTGGTGCGATCCGCGGTAAGATGGTGTCGAGCATGTCGCCAACGTTCGCCCACCCACGCACGTCTAGAGCCCGTCGCGCGCCAATCGCCGAGCGAATGCGCGGCAGGCCCTCGGGGCGATGACCCATCTGCCGCAGGTGGAAGCGAGCCATGTGAAGGCAGGTCTTGCCGGCCGCCCAGTCGAACGGCGCGTCGCGGTACTTCTGCAACGTGGCTGCGGTCGCATGCTGCCGTCTGAGCATCTCCTGCCTCACAGCGGGATCCTCTCACCGAAGAAGCGGCCCTCGATGGCGCCGCTAGCCCCACCGGTACCTGGCCGCGCATCGGTTCCCCACGCGACAGGGACGGTGAGCCCGATTGCGTTGTCGTGCCCAAGTTCACCCGGCCAAATGGACTTGTGCCACCGGGGTGAGAGCGAGTTGCCTTCGTTCAGCATGAACAGGCGTTCGGCGGTGGACACGACCGTGATCGACAGCTCGCGTGTAGCCCGCCCCACCTTCAGAGACGTCTGATCGATCTGGCCGTGGAAGAGCAAGTCCGGCGTGCCGACGATTGCATTGGTCTCCTGCACGTACTCGGCAACCCAGGCGCGCACCGTGCTGCGCTGGTAACCTGGCTGTGAGAGATCGGCCGGTGCGCTCGTCTCCGGCGGCAGCAGCGTGAGCTCGAGCGCAGGGATCTCCTCGCCGATGCCTTCCGTCATCGCCTGGACTGAGCCAATCGTGCCGAAAAGAGGATCCGCTCCCTCATAGAGCCCACCGTCGAACTCGATGAAGCCGCCATCGCAAAGCCGGACGGTCGCACCCGGTAGGTCGATGCGTAGAAGGGAGATCAGCGCAATGCGCTCCATCAGGATGCCTCTTCGAGTACGAAGGACAGACCGGTGTGGTGCGCGGTGTCCGTCGACCAGGACCATTCGCCACCGTCGATGAAACCCTCGATCATCGGCTGTGCAAGCAGCACCGTCGCCCCGTCCGCGAAGGGCTTGCGCAGCGGCGGCTCGATTTGGAAAGACACCGTGCCGTCGGCGCCCGCGGCGATCGTCGTGCGCGCGTTGTGGACATAGTGCTGGCCAGAGGCGTCGATGATCGAGAGCCAATAGCCTTCCTTGACGCGATAGTTCGGCGTGAGGCCACGAAGGGTCAGTGTGGTGCCGGCCTGACCGGCACCATCGATCACCGGTGCGCCAGGCGATCCTTGGTTCAGCCCGAGCAGTGGAAACTTGATGATCAGGTGCCCAGTGCGCTTCGCCTCGAGCAACCTGGAGATGAAGCGGCTCGCCACCGGCGGCTCCATTGGAGGGTACGAAACAGCAATCCGAAGCCGCGAACCGGGCCTGCCGACTTTCAGGACCGGCCCACCCGTTGCGGGCCGCAGGGTGACGCCGAAGTCGAGGATGGTCGGGTTGACGTCGTTCGGCGCGGGATGCGCGGGGAGCGTGATCGCCATCAGCCAACCCGCCGCGAGTTGCGCTGGCTGACTAGAGCGGCACCCGATCGCGCCCCGGCGTCTACAAGCGACGGCGCAGCGCGCGTGACCACGCCGCCGCTGATGGTTTCGACGGTCGCTTCGAACATCTGTCCCTTCTGGACCCGTAGCTCGACGATCGAGCGCTCGGCACGGCCGCCGCCGCCCTCGACGAGGTTGCGGCGCACGTTGACGATCTCGCCGGTGCTCACGCGTGCGACTGGGTTGCCGTTGACGCTCAGGAGGTTGGAGTCGATGCCCGGAAAGCCGCGGATCTGGAAACTGCCGGTGTTCGCGAAGCCTGGAAGGCGGACGTTGTTGGCCGCATCCGTGATCGCGCCATAGTTGACGCCGCTCAAGCCTGATGAGCCGCCACCGAAGAGATTGCCGACGCTGTTGAACAGACCGCCCAGGAAGCCGCCTGAGCTGCCGCCCTGCTTCATGTTGAACACCATATCGGCAAGGTTGGTGGCAAGGCGGTCCAGCACGTTCGCCAGCGCGTTGAAGGTGCGCTCCTTCATCCAGTTCTCGAAGAAGTCTCCGAGATTGCCGTCCATCGCGGCCCGCAGGCCCTCGCGGAAGCTGTCGCGGAAGGTGCCGGTCATGGTGGCGCGCTCGCGATCCATGCTCTCCGCTATGGCCTTCGCGCGAGCGTCTTCCTCTCCCATCTCACCATCGCCACGCAGATCGAGCGTCCGCTGGCGGATGCGGTCGGCCTCTTCCTTGGCGCGAATGACGGCGTCGCTGTCTCCGCGCAGGCGCGAGAGCTCGATGTCGTGGGCCGCTTGCTGATCCGCCAAACGCCGAGCGGCCGCGTCGGCGCGGGCCTGCTCCAGCGCCTTGAGGTTGTTTTGCGCCTCGATTTCGGCCTGCGCGAGCGTGATGCCGCTGCGCTTCAGGCGCTCGATCTCGCGTTCGATGAACTCCTCGTCCCGCAGGAAGCGCAGGTTTTCGTAGTCGCCGCGCAGCTCGGCCAGCTGCATGTTGAATTGGCGCTCGTCGGTGGCGAGCATCTTGGCCTGGGCAACCGCCCGGGCCTCGTCCATCTCGGCGATGTCCTTCTCGGCCGCGGCCCGAGCCTGTGTGCGCGACAGGCCGGCGCGCTCATAGTCGCTGGCCGCGCGCTTCAGGTCGATCTGGCGCTGGATCGATCGCTCCGCGTCCGTGTCGCCCTTCTCGCGCGCGATATCGAGCTCGTGCTGCAGGCGCAGCTCTTCGCGGCGATCGGCAAGTTCCTGGGCCGTTGGGCCACTGCGCCCAGCGCGCGACTTCTTGGCCTTCGCCGGGCCTTCGGCCTCGGCATAGGAGGTGACACCGCCAGCATTATCGTTCGCAGCCGGCGCGTCCGGGCCGAGCAGATCCTTGGCGGTGTAGCTCGCTGCCTTCTGCAGGCCGCGTCCGCTCCCCTTCGACTCGGATATGAGGCCCGCTTTCTCCATGAGCCAAATGGCGGCCTGGAGCGGCGGGAACAGGGCCGCGATCGACTGGATGATGCGGCCGACGCTCGACTGCACCACCGAACTGGCGACGGCCCAGGCATCGCTCCACTGCCCCATGAGCACCAGCTGCGCCACCGCCGCGAGGCCGTTCACAGCGTCCAGCATGGTGTTGATCGTGTCGACGGCAGCGCCGATCGCCTGGATGACGGCGGAGCCGCCCACTTCGACAAGCCACTCGATGAGGTCGCCGAGCAGGCCGATGATCCGGCTGATGAACTGCCCGATTGGACTCGCTGCCATCCGGTCGAAGCCACGCGTGATCGTGTCGACGAGATCGCCCAGCTTACCGAACATGGCCTCCAGGCGCGGGCCCAACGCTTCTCGCGCTTCGGAGAGTACGTCGCGCAAGGCGCTGGTGATCCGATCGCTGAACATGATGAACAGGCCAATCGCAACGCCAATGGGGCCGGCGAGCCGCAACAGCATGGGAGCGAAGCGGCCGATCACTGCGCCGACAAGGCCGAAGCTGCCCGACAGCTTAGCAAGCATCACAACCGCCGTGCCCAGTGGGTTGATGATCGCCGAGAGGATCATGAGGACCGGACCCATGCGGCTCAGAAACAGTGGCAACGCAACCGCAGCGATGGCGGAGATCGCCAGCAGCGCCGGACCCAATGCCGCCGAGAACAGCACGAACTGAAAGGCGAGGTCCTTCACCCAGTCCGGCAGCTCCTGCAACTTGGCCAGCATCCGATCCGCCCAGCCCAAGAGCTTCTCTGCAATCGGGATCAGCCGCTCGCCGATCTCGGTGGCAAGCTCCGAGAGGCGCTCGGTAAGGGCACGCCAGCGGTTCGCCAGACTGCCTGACGTGCGCTCGACGTCGCCGCTTGCGTCGGCCATCCCCTTGGCGATCAGCGATGCCCGGGCCATGATTTTGCCGTTCTCGTTGAGCTCCTGACCGGACTTGATCAGGCCCATGCGCAACCCTTCGGCCTCGACGGCTGCCTCGTTGAGGAAGACGCCGAAATCGCGCAGCGGCTCGCTTTCGCCGGTCAGGCCCGCTCGCAGTTTGCCCATCGCGACATCGTACGGCACGTTGAAGAACGAACTGGCGTCCTGCGCCAGGACGGCGAAGTGCTGCGATAGCTTGGCCATCTCGGGTCCGTTGGCTGCGGCGACCTTGAACAACTGCCCGAAGGCGAGCGCACCCTCCTGCATCGCATGGGTAGAGCGACCCATGGAGTCGCCGGTGTCCTTGGCCCACTTGTTCATGGTGCCGGCCATGGCGCCGAAGGTGTAGTCGAACGCCGACTGCAACTCCTGCGCGTCCGATGCGGTCTTGAGCGCATAGCCTCCGAACGCGGTTAGCGGTCCGGACACGGCCAAGGTCATCTTGCGCCCAGCCGATGCGAAGGCATCGCCGAGACCAGACACCATCTCGCGGACCTTCTGGAAAGCGCCACCGATGTGGTTGGTGCCGTTGTCGAAGTCGTCCAGATCCCAGGTGAGCGCCGCATTGAGGCGCGCGATCGTACCACCCATGTCGACACCTCCTTTCGTTTGCGCGTTAGGCGCGGCGGTTGACCGCCTTCAGCCAGGCGCCCCAAGCTTTGAGGTTGGCGCTGGCTTCGGCAGGATCGGACGAGATCGGCGCGGCCTTCGGCTTTTCAGCGTCGGCGACGATCTCTTCTAGTTTCGGGTAGGCTCGTGGATCGACCTGCCCGAGCAAGCCGCAGAGCCAAGCCGCGGTCATCTGTCGCCGGAACTCGCCCTCAGCACGCGACTTCGCGCCGCGCAGGGCGAGGATCACCGAACGCGGAGTTTCTTCCCAGAAGCCTTGCGAGGCGTGGCCGGCTTCACACCAGGACTGGAAGATCCGCTCCCAGTTCCAACCGAGCTCGACGTCGGCGCCCCCTGCGGGGCTGCCCCGTTTCCCGACGCGTCGTCCGGTGTGTCTGGCAGCTGCGCACCGCGCATGGCCTTCAGCACGGCTTCCTTGAAGTCGGGCTCGCCGGACATGAACATGTCGACGACATCGGTCTCGGTGACGTCGGCATGATGCTGACGCAGGCCGCCATAGACGATGGCGCACATGACCTTCAGGCGCGGATTGCGCCCGGTCTTCAGTGCCAGGCGAAGCTCTTCCACAGCGTCAAGGATCGAGTAGCCAAGAACGTCCTCCGCCTCGATCCACACGCGGTTGTTGAGCGTGAGCCGGTACTCCTGGCCGCCGTCCGCCGGATAGAGAAAGGTGGCCGTGCCCAGCAGCGGGTTGCCGGCCGACATCAGGGCGCCGGCGTCGGCGTCGGGGTGACGTCATCCTGATCGATAGGCCCAGGCTGACCGGTCAGGGTGGCGTTGCGCACACCACCGAGCGGCGCGTTGTCGGGCACGTAGGTCATGAGGAACATCGTGCCATCATGCTCCTGCTTGGTGCCGTCCTCTTCGGGAGTGACGATCTTGAACACCCGCTTCTCCCGGCTCGCCAAGTGCTCCATGATGAGCAGGTCGGTTGGGCTGCCCGGCTCGTACTTCAGCGTGGCGGCCAGTTCGCCGACGTCGCCGTGACCTGGGATATAGGTCTTGGTCTTATTGCTGTCGTGGTCGGTCGTCTCGACTTTCGCGATCGAGATGTTCGGACGGTTGACGTTGAGCAGGCCTTTGACCTTGGTCAGGGTGCCGGACCCATTCGTCAGCCACAGTTCTGCGCCGTCACCAAGGACGCCTTCGCCTTCGGCCATTGTAAGTCTCCTATGCGGGGGTTGCGGGGATCATGAAGTCGATGAGGGTTCGAAACACCTTGAGCCCGCCGCCAAGGTCCTCAGGTGGGAAGTCCCGATCGAAAGCGACTTTCGATCGGTGGAAGCGAATGCCATCTACGTCCTGCGCAGGCTCCAGCGCCTTGATCGCGGCATCCGCTAATTTGCGTGCCTGCTCGTAGCTGAGCCCGTAGCTCTCGAAGCGGATCCGCTTCTGCTGCAGGCCGGAAGGCCCATCCTGATCGTACAGGCGGCCCGATGAAACAGACTGAAGGGTGCCAGCCGGGAAGCCCGACTTGGCATCTGACTTGCGCTCTATCCAGTCGATTGCGGGTCGACCGGCGGTGCCGGTCGCGATCGTGCCCGCCACTGCCGCGACACCCGGGTCAGCGCGGAGGCGTGCGAGAAGCTGTGCTTCCATGTCAGACTGCCGCCATGATCGCCCTGCCGGCGAGCTGCCCCAGAATGTCGAACACGTGATCGGTCTCGGCATCTACCGCGGGAATAAGAAACGGCTCTGCGCGGACTTTCACCGTACCGAGCTCCACGAACCAGCCCCAGAAGGACCCGCCCTCCAGCACGCCGACGAAGGCCGCCTTGCCGTTGAATTCGGCCTCGCCGCCATCCGGCAGTCGTCCGCTGACGACGATACCCTCTTTCGTGACACCGGACCGAACAGGCACCAGCGACCGAGCGGTTTCTGCGACGGGCTCAAGCGCCTCGATCGCGAACTCGCGCATCTGATCGTCACCAAGGGCGGCAGCGATCTTCCGCAGATTGGCCATCGCGTCCTGATCGCCCGTCAACTTGATACCAAGCATCAGGCAGCCCTCCGGACAGCAGTGAACTCGATCTCAGCCCGGTCGAGCGGAGACTTGTTCTGGATATCCCAGTGCGCGTCGTCGAACACGATGACATCGCCTACCGAGATCGAGCGTGTCTTGGCGTTCGCCAACACGATGAAGGTTGCAGGCTGATCCGAGCCCTCGATCGCCGCGGCGCGACGCTCGCTTCCTCGACCAAAAATGACCCGCGCCCACTCCTTGCAGATCAGCGGGTAGGACGCGTCGTCTACAGGCTCGCCCATGCTGTTCTCGGCAGTGACGACATGGTGGAACGAGATCGAGTGATCTCGCGCTCCAGCGCCCCTCATGCGTACACCCGAAAAGGTGCAAGGAGGTTCTCGACCGTCGTGCTCATGGGTATCGCTGCCGCCGCCATACCGCTGACCGCTGTTTCTCTATGGGCATAGAGATCCCCGACCATCAGTAGGATGGCCGCCTCGATGGGCGCCGGCATGACCTCATAGCCAGCGGTCCACTCGATGCGGAGCGCATCTCCCGTCGCCCCTCGCCAGGCCGCAGCGGGAAATGACTGAGGCCATGCTGGCCGAAGCATGTCGCACCGCAAGGTGTACGCTTCCGCGTCGAGCGTCACGAGATCGCCGGCTTCATCGAAATACTCGACAGCCTGCACTTCGATGGCCGGCGGATACGGCAGCGAGATCCAGCCGCACGTGCCGAACGTAGGCAACCAGATCTCTAACGTCTGCACGCCAAGTGCTCGCCCGAGCCATCCATCTGGCCCGTCTATGCTGCCACTGGCGGCTGCAACGTAGGCGGCGATGAGCGCGCCCTCGTCGTCGTGGCGCACGCGCAGATGCTCCTTCGCTCGGTCGAGCGAAACAACAGGCTGCGGTGGCTCGACAACGAGGACGCGCATCAGGCGATGACCGTAGTGGTAGCGGCCGACGTCGCCTTAGCGGTGTTCGCCGTGTTGAAAGTGCTCGCCGCGGTCACTTCGTAAGTAAGGACCGCGCCCACATCTCCCGCCTGGACCACGTATGTTGCAGCGGTGGCGCCCGAGATGGCCGCGCCATTTCGTAGCCACTGACGAGCGGTTACAGTGCCGTCGCCAATCGTTCCGCTCACACCCGTCAAGGTCTGCCCTACCTGGGCGGTTCCGGTGATCGCCGGTTGAACGGTGAAGCGCGGCACACACACGTAGCCGCGAGAACGCCGAGCGGAACGGGCCATGATCAGGCGTCCTTGTTCTTCGGCTCGGGAGCCTGCTTGTTGGAGGGGGCTGGCTTCTGCTTCTGGCCCTCGCCACCCTCTGCCAATATCTCGGGAGCGGTGGTGCCGTCCTTCTCGAAGGCGGGCTGATAGCCAGCCTTCACCTCTTCGGAGGTGGCGTCGCGTACCAGACCGCTGCCGTCGGGTCCGAGTTCGCGAAAGCGTTCGTCGGAGACATGGAGGATGCGGCCCTCGGCGGCTTCGCCTTGGTCGCCAATGTGGTGCACCAGCACGTAAGCGTACTTCATGGGTGGTCTCCCAAGTAATGGGGGGTGGGTGAAACGCCCACCCCTCTGGCGGTGGATCAGAGCAGAGCGCCGCGAACGAGCGCGCCAGGGCGGCGGACGGCGAGCGCCAGACGCTTCTCGGCGCGAACCGTGAGCATGTTCTTCACGAAGTTGTCGCGGTCCTGATCCGAGATCCGCACCTCGGTATCCATGCGGTCGAAGATCTGGGCAGCGAGCTTGAACGCGCCGACCAGGAAGTTGCCGGAACCGATGCGCTTGGTCGACACCACCGGGCGACCCCAGAGGACGGGACCGGCGATGGCCTGCGGATTGGCGAAGATGTACCCGCCAGCCGCGTCCTTGGTCAGTTCGATGCCCGCCCAAGCGGCCGAATGCAGCACCATGCCATCGGGAGCATAGTCTGCCAGTTCGACCTGAAGCAGCGCGAGGCGCAGCTGATCGATGCGCGTTGCGCCCGCAATGGCGATCGGCGCCGAGTAGGTGGTGGCCTGAGTATAGAGGCCATTGACGTTCTGCCCCGTGCCATCGCCGAGCAGAAGCTGGGCATCTTCGGCATCGTCGAGACCGAAGCGCAGTTCGCCGTCCAGCGTGCTCTCCATCTGCGGGATGTCGTCCATCGCCTGACGCGAGATCAGGGTCCAGTGGGCAATGGTGCGCACCGGAGCATTCACCAGCGCCCAAGTATAATCGCTCTCGGGCTTCAGTGCGGTTTCTGCGACGGGCGCCGCGTTGTTCGTGCGCGCGGTCTGCTTGGCGAACTCGACCGAGTTGCTGTTGGTGCGCCCCGGAGTGAGCAGATCGCGAACGCGAAGCTGCATGCGCGGGATGCCGATGATCTCCGACTGACGCTCGGGCACGATAAGGTTGCCGGCCGAGCCGGACGCGCTGGTGACCGCCTTGACCGAGAAGCCGATCGTGCCCTTGGCACCGCCTTCCATGTAGGTCTTGAATTCGTCGTTATGAACGATCTCGTGACCCAGCGACTTCAGCTGCGGCTCTTCATCGCCGCCACCGCGCTTCTGCTGCGCCAGCTTCTGCGAAAGCTCGGTGATCTCGCCGCGAAGGCCGCCAAGTTCAGAAAGCGCCTTGTCGGCCTTCTCCTTGGCGTCCTCCGAGATCTTGTCGCCGGCCGCGGTCTTGGTGCGGAACTCGTCGGCAAACTGCTTCACCGAACCAAGCGTCTCGCCCAGTTCCTTCTGCAGTTGCTCCAGCGTCTTGTCGTCGCCGCCGCCGTTGCCGTCCTTGCGGCCGAACTCGGGCACACGGGTTGCGCTCGCGGCGAGAGCCGCGTGATTGGTCATCATGTTCATGTGGGGTACTCGCGTAGGGCCGCCTACAGTTTGAAGCCGGCCAGGGTGTCCGAAAGAGCCTTGAGGCTCGGGTTCGTGGTAGTGTCGCGCTCGGACTCCCTCCGACGCAGGTCTTCGATTGCGCCCGACAGGAACGTCGCACGCGACTTGGAGAAGCCTTCCTCCCGAAGGAACTTCTCGAACTCACGCTCGGTCGGCAGTTCGCCGTGCGCGAGCTTGAACTTGACCGCCTCGACCCGCGCGTCGTCATTCGCGGGGAAGGTTACCAGGCTGATCTCGACCAGATCCAGCTTCGTCAGCGTGCGGATGCCAGTCTTCTCGTCGTAGCTGCTCTCGCGCACCCAATATCCGATCGAGAGACCGGTGACGGTGCGAGCCTTCATGTGCGCGTGTGCGCGACGCTCCATCTCGCCAGCGTCGAGCAGGATCTTGCCCTCGCCGAACAGGCCGTGGTCGTCCTCTTTCAGGTTGGACCAGGCGCCGATCGGCTCGCTGGAGCGATGCTGCCATAGGACGGGGACCGGACGGCCCTTGGCCTCCAGTTCAGCGAGACTTTCAAGAAAGGCGCCCTTGGCGACCACCTCCTGATAGCTGTCGACGGTGCCGAATACCGAGCCGTAGCCGTTGAAGGTGCCATCATCGCCCACCGCTTTCACGTCGAAGTCGAAGTCGCGGACCTTCAGGGCGCCGCTATGCTTACGCCCAAAGGCGCGAAACTCTCGCATCGTCATTCCTCCAGACGAGGGCCGGCATCTTGGCCCATCAGTGCTTTCACGCGTGCGTCGATCATCGCCTCGGCATCGCCGCCGAACAGCAGGTTCATCAGCGCCGCGCGTGCGCCCTGCTCCGGCGCGTTGACAGCGCCGAGCTGGTCAAGCGCGACCAGGTTGGACTGAACGGTAAGGAAGCCGGCGGTCGGCTTCTCCGGCATGTTCTCCTTCGCGCGCATTTCCTCGCGCGACATGACCCCGTTCTGGCCAAATGCTGAGTAGAGCGCCGCGCGCGCCGCGCTGTCGGCTGCCATCAGGGCTTCGCGGTTGATCTCGGGATAGATTCTCTTGCGCTCGGCCATCGGCAGCAGCTGCTTTTTCACAGCCTGCTGGATGTTCGTCAGCAGCGGGTTCAGCTTAAGTGTCTGCCAGCCGAGGAGCAGCTGCTCGATGCCGCTACCCCACATGGTCTGACCCTTGGCCGCGTGCCCGATCAGCATGGGAAGCATGTCGAACCAGCGGCAAATCTCTTCAATGTCCCACGCGCGAGACTCCAGCAGCTGGACCTCTGCAGGATTCATTTTGAGCGGCGCGAACTTGAAGTCCTTCTCGAGCGGCACGATCCGGCCGCGCATGGCGTCGCCGGTAAAAGCATCGAAGATGGCGATCAGGTCGGCGCGCTGTTCAGGCGATAGTTTGGTGCCGGCGGTCTCCATGAAGCCGGCGAGCTGGAGCCCGCTGCGGAAGGTGTCTGCCGCCGTCTTGTTCGCCGCCATCGCACCGCCGAGCGTGCGCCGGCCGTACTCGATCGCAGAGAGGCCGACGTCGCCGCCTAGCGTGAGCCCGCGCAGATGGAAGATCTTCTCCGACGGCAGCGTCTCGGTCTTGCCACGGTCCGCATACAGATAGACGCGCTCGCCAGCCCGGTTCCGGGTGACCTGCACCAGGTGCGGAGGAAGCGGCGTTAACGCGGTGACACGCGAGCCCAGCGTCTCCTTCTCGGCGTAGGCATTGCCCCACAGATCCATCGCGGCAACCTGACCGGACCAGAATTCCGCGGCGGTCTGATCGCGGTTCGGCTCCTCGTGCACCAGATCATAAAGCCAATGGTCCGACCGCGCCTTCCGGCTACCATCGGCTGCCTTCTCGAACACGCCCATGCCCATCGAACCGACCACGCCGGACTTCAGACGGACGCATGCCCAAGCAGCAGGGAGCCCCAGCGTGGTCTTCTCGTTCACAGTCTGACCGGCGCTATCGATGCCGGCGCCGTACGCGAGCGCGCGGCGGGTCGGTTCGTCCTCAGGCGCGCCGCTCAGCTTGCCGCTCTCACCGGTGGCGATCCACCGGACGGTGGACCCCACCCAGGTTCCGATGCCCATCAGGCAGCAGCCTTCTTGTGCTGCGCGATGAAGTCGTCGAGCGCGCCGTCGTCATTGTCCGGCTGCATCATCGGGGCGGTCGCGTTGATCATGCCGTCTACCCCGTCGATCTTGTTCGGACTGTTCGCGGTTTCCTTCTTGGGAAGGATGCTGCCGTCCGTGCGCCGGTCGACCACCGCGTTGCCGATCATCCATTTCATGACGGGATTGCCGTCGTGGCGAAGCCGGGATGGCCCGGCCTTGACCCGGGCCTCGATGGCCTTTGCCGGGTCGGTGACGTTCTTGGCGTTCTTGGCCAGCTGCACTGCGAAGCCGGTACCGTCGTCCAGATCCTCGTTCAGCCGCGAGGCCATCGCGAGACCGCTGTTCCACTGGTCGAAGGTGGCGCGACGCACGGCCAGAGCGTCCTTCAGGTCCCGGATCTGCTGCTCGATGACGCGGTGGTCGATGAAGTCGCCGGGGGTCGCGATCAGCGCCCCCTCGGCAACCCACTGCTTGTAGAGCGCCGTCACCTGCTTAAGCGAGTTGTCGACGCTTCCGAGGCGCGCTTCCGGCACGTAGAACCACGTCTTCACCAGCAACTGTCCGCTCGGCGTCTCGGCCGCGAGCACAATTGCCGAGAGATCGTCCACGTTCGAAAGGTCGGCGCCGATGTAGCAGTCGAGCCCGGCGAAGTCGTCGAGCGTCAGCGTGTCATCGGAGCAGAGCAGCCACTGCGTGACGTTCAGCCAGGCCGATGCGGCGCCCAGCCAGATATTCAGGTGCTTCGTCTTGAATTCGCCCTCGGCAGCCGGGCTCGCCTTCGCCTCGATCGCGCGCTTGGCGACCTCGTCGCGCAGAGGCCGCGAGGCCTCCATCAGCGGGTTCGCCTTGATCCACTTGCTGGCGTCGTACGGGTCGTCGCCGACCTTGCGATCGTCGCCGTAGTCCTCGGCGCGATCCAGTGTGAAGATGATCGCGAAAATGTGCTCGGCGGTGACCGTGCGCTCCAGCACCTTGGTCGCCATCGTGCGCTGCTCGTAGCAAACGCCATGCAGATTGAAGCCGGCGGTCGTGATGATCCACATGAGCGGATTGCGCCGCGCACCGAATGCCGAGTTCATGACATCGAAAAGGCCTCGATCGGAGTGAGCGTGCAGCTCGTCCATCGTCACCAGATGCGGGTTGTGCCCGTCCTGGCTTTTCGCCTTCGCGTGCATCGGCTGCATGTAGCCGCCGTTGTCCGCGCAGGTGATCGACTTGGCCCAGGGAGTAAGCCCGAATGCCTCCTGTAGATCGGGCATCTTCTCGACCATGCGCTTGGCCGGATTGAACACCTTCCTGGCTTGGTCGAACGTGGTCGCCGCTGTCAGCACCTGCGGACCTGGCTCGTTCTCACAAGCGAGGCAGTAGAGCGACACCAGCGCCGTCTTTGTCGACTTCGCGTTCTTGCGTGCTACCTCTTCGTAGACCGAAGTGAACCGGCGTCCGCCCGTGTCGTGCCGGCGCCACCCGAACACCATCGCAAGCACGAATACCTGAAACGGCTCCAGCGTGATCGTCGGCGTGTCCCAAACGCCCTCTACGTGCGGCAGCTTCTCGGCGAAGTCGCAGACGTCATTTGCGTGCCACGGATCGAAGTAATAGCCCCAGGTCTTGTTCTTGGCGCGTTTCAGATCGTCGAGGTGCCGCTGCGCTGCCAGCCGGACCCACTTGCAATGGCGGTTCTGCTTCTTGTCGCCGGCTGCCGCTTTCGCGTACGCCAGCGCGATCGCAGCGTAATCCTTAGCGTGCCCCGTGTCCGTTGCGCTTAAACGGGTTGCCGGACTTCGCGGCATCAGCGCCACCTCCGCTTCCTACGCGGCTCTTTGGGCCGGCGATGCGCAGCAGTTCTTCGTACTGGCGCAAGACTGTCAGGTATGCCGCTGGAGGTGGCTCTTCGTCGGCCTTGAACGCCTTGCGCACCAGCGCTTCGAGCGAGCAATACCGGGCAAGCAGTGCACTATCGACTTCGGTCACCCCGGCGGCCATCACCCGCCCAAGAACCTCCTGCCAGACATCGATCGCGTCGGCCGTCAGGTAGTCCGGCCGCATCGGCGGATCACCAGGGACGATGATCTCGGTTTTGCCGCCATCGCGCACCGGCTGAAAGGTGCCGCGTGCCAGCTTGCTTGAAGGCGTTTCGGCTTTCCGGCCTCGTTGCATTGCGGGTCTCCGAATTCTTTAGCGACCCAGAAGTTCAAATCGCACGTGCAAAAAAAGACCTGACCCAACGGTCCTGAGGCGAATGCCCTGTGACTTTAGACCCACCCTACCCCTGGGGCGGCACTGGCAACCGTTTCCAGTGACAGCCGACGCGATGGAGCGGATGCTCCGCCCTCACTCATCACGCCTTCCTCGCCTTAGCCCGCTTCGCCTCAGCCGCCGTCTTCAAGACGTGGCAGAGATCGCAGATGGGCTGGTAGTTCTCGCGGTCGTCGGTGCCGCCTTCAGCCTTGGGCTTGATGTGGTCGGCTATGGTGGCCTGCGTCACTCGGCCCTGCTTGGCGCATGGCCTGCACAGTGGCTCATCAGCCAGCACCTGCTCCCTCATCAACTCATGCGCCCGCCCGTATCCGCGCTCTTGCCTGCTCTTGTGTGTGGTGGACCAGGCTTTCTGCCGGGGCCGCTGCTTAAGCGGTGGGGGACGGCTGGGCATTGGCCGTCTTCCGTATGTGCCGGTTAGCTATCTCCATTGCACGCCGCATAGCGGCCTTCGCCCCGATGGCTATGAACAGCAGCCAGATCGCTCGGCCGAGTGCGGCGTCGTGGATGACGGCCCAGTCCCATCTGATGAATGACTCCGCGGCCGATAGCAGCAGCCAATTCGTGACCGCTTCCATTGCGAGGAAGAACAGCGCGGCCAATGCCCGCGAGCAGAAGCGCTGCATGTCCGCCTCCGCGATAACCATGAAAAAACCCGCCGTGTTCGGGCGGGCTGCTACACGCGCTTGGGTGGGCGCAACTCAAGATGCTGGTGATATACACACATGCGCTGCCCCGGCGCAAGCCCTAGCCGCATGTTGGCCGGTAGACTCTTAGCACTGCTTCAGAGACAACCTTGCAGGGGGCTTGATTCGCATGGGCAGCGCGTACCGAATACTTGCGGTCACATTGGCGGCCGGCGCCCTATGTGCTGCTGCGCCACCAAAGAATGCCCGGCCCGATCAACAGCGGCAACGTCAGCAGCAGCTGAAGAGCACCTTGCCGCAGCGACCAACGTCCGTCCAAAACAAGGATGACAGCGCGCGCTTGGATAAGCCATGCAAGCAAGGAACAGACGACCGACACTCCGATCTTTGCGCCCAGTGGAAGGCGGCGGATGCCGCTCAGAGCAGTGCCGAAGCCTCTTGGCTTTTCGGCATCGTAGGAAGCATTATCGGGACCTTCACGCTCGCTGCGGCGAGCGCAGCAGCTGTCTACGCGAAGCGCGCTGCGGACGAGACCAAGCGGAGTGCTGACGAGGCAGCAGCTGGGTCGAAAGCCGCACAAGATACGCATCAAGCTTTCATCGCGACTGAGCGGGCGGTCATCAAGGTTCATGACGCCGATTTCCGCGCAAGATCCGACCCACATGCGGTCGATGACTTTGAGCTCGCGCTTACCCTTATCAATTATGGGCGAAGTCATGGCCGGATAACTGATGCACGTTGGACCGTCGGAACCGGCCCGATATACACGGAAGGGTGCCTCGATCGAGGGTATCACCAGCCGCCGCAGCTGATCCCCGTGGGTGAGCCGACTGAGATCAAGCCCCTCCCGATGTGGCGGCTGCCGGAGTACCCAGTCCATGTTTTTGGATACCTCGAGTATGAGACCTTGGGCACCATCTCGTTCAGAACGTATTTCTCTTTCGAAGTCGCGCCGGTTGAACGCAGTGGATACGTCATCACCCTGCGCTCGCATGACACCGTCCCTAAAGCGTGCAATTCTTTGCCCGTCGACACCTGAGCTGAGTAGCAACATTAGGGGCGTGATCGCCCTTTCGATCACCGCGACAGCTCCTGTTCGCTCAGCCGCAACAGCATCCCGCCGTCAGCCTCGTCCAATGCCGTCCGCGCGTCAGCCGGCGTCGCGAAGTCGAGGCCGTCGCCGTGCTTCGCCCGCAGGCGGCTCAGCACGTCGTCGATGCGATCCGAGTTCCCCCACAGCCGATAGAGACCATTGGGAGCAGCTACACCGCGGCGGATGCTAGCTGATCTCACGCCAGGCTCGACCCAGATCTCTTCGATACCCGGTGTCGATACGAGCGTCCGAACCTGCTTTGTCAGCAGCCGCAGCCCTGCGTAGAACTCTTGGCGGATTGTCTCACGATGGCGCCCGGAGCGGGGCACAATCTTCTCGCGGGTGACCGGTGCCGTCAGCACCTTGCCGCCGACCTTTACAGGTCTTCCGTCCTTCAGCACGGGCTCGTCGACGATGATCCAGTCCTGCTTCCGGCCGCCGAACCGCTCGATCGCGATGTCGCTAAACGAACGATCCTGAAGGGCAACCGCACGCACTGTGACCAGCCACGAGCCCAGCACAGACTCGCAAAGCCGCACCTTGCGCCTGGCCTCGACAATAGCGGGTGTTGAGCTGACGATCGAGCTACCCGGATCGCGAAGGCCGCCACCTACGCCAACGTTCAAGCAGCTCTTGGTCGGCGACCGTTCGCAACGATCGAAGGCAGCCCGGTAGAACCGTAGCGCCAGCAGCTCATCTCGGGTGATCGCGTTAGCGCTCGCCCGGTTGAGCGTCTCGAACCATGGCTCGCGCCTGTAGCCGAACCCCACCTTCGCGCCCATCTCATCTGTGTGAGTGGTTTTCTGGTAATTGACCCGATCGGACTGTTCGGGCGTCGGACCCTCTACCAATTCATCAATCGGCATCTGACCCGCGTTCGCAGCTACCTTCTTGGCGCCAGTCCGCTTCCTGTTGCCACCCATTTTACTGTGCCCCTTCGCTGATGAGATTGTTCCGGAGTTCCTTTGCCGCCTTCGCGCGAGCCGGCGCCGTCAGTTCCCCGATGATGTCGTCGAGCGTCTCACAGGCGTTGCGCCGCAAGTCTCTGGCCATGGTCGGCATGGCACCAGCCATGTCTCGGACCATGATCTTGACTGCCGCCAGGCGCTGCGCCTGCTCGAGCGGATCGGGCTTCTTCGGACGTCCCATTGTTCAGCTCCCACTCTTGGTTGCGGCCCAGCCAGTCGGCCCAGGGATGATGCGGCTATTCGGATGACGGTGGATGGCGAGGACGCGCTCGGCGCCGTGACCCTTGCAGCGCTGGCATGTGAGCTTGCGGGCGTCGCGGGGCTGGTAGAACCGTCCGTTGAGCGTCCAGCCATCTCCGAGGCACGCGGTGCATTCGATCCATACCTCGGCGTCGAGCGACACGTTGACGCGCACCCGCTCGTTCGAAGGGCGGCGCGATGGGTCGCCGCTCACGATTGTACCTTCCGCTTGCCATGACACTTCTCGGCCAGGAGTTCGGCCTGGCACCGATCAGCCCAGCCATTCAGCCATTCGGGATTGATCAGGATCAGCCCGTGCGAGTGCCACGCCTCTCGAGCCGCCCGGCGGGCGTTAGCCGGGTCGGGCTCCTGCATCAGCGCCGAGAAGCGGGTGAGAGACCCCCTCACAGCTTCAACTCGCCCCAGGATATTCCCACTTCATCGCAACTACCTTGCTCTGCACCCCCAAGGCGGTCTTGACGGGTTGGGCACCCTCTCGACGGCGAAGCCGGAGAGGGTGACCCCCCACCGCCACCCCGATTTACACGCACAAGGCGTTCAGGCGCCCCTGCTGCTGAATGGCAGAACTCTGCCGTTCTTAGACTACGTGGGAATGGGTCACTGACAGTCGCTGACGACAAACACGGAAGTGTAGCAGCTACTGTTGCACCACTGTAGCTACAGCAGGGCTGGACCCGCAGAAAACCGCCCTTTTCGGGGGATACTGCTACACTTGCTACAGCTGCTACAATCATTCCTTCTCACCTTGATTAAGAATGTCCCAGACCAGGCGCGCGCCCGATCGATCGAAGGGGACGGACACGCCCGGCGATTGGCGGTAGAATACATTCGGGGGGCCGAGCCGGTTGGCGATCACGATGCGATCTTGATCTATGCTTTCGATCGAGCGGCCTCGCAGGAGCACAACGACCCCCATCAGCCCGACACGGCCCGACAGTGTCGGAGGGCAGCCGAAAAGATCCAGCAGCGACCAACCGCAGCCGAGTCCGAGATCGAGCCACTGATCGCTGACATGGCGCAAATCCTTCAGCAGCTCATACCAACGAGCTTCAGAAAGGCCGTGTGGCTGCGCCTGGCATTCCAATGCGTCTATTGCCGATTGAGCGTCGGCGAGGCGCTGATCGAGGGCTCGCGGAAGCGAAGGTGGCGGTTCCTGTGGCTGCTCGGTCCGATCAGCTGCGGAGGCGTTGAAGCGCTGAAAGGTCATCGACCGTCATCCGGATAGACCACGGTGTAGGCGTTCCGTTCGAACTTCTGTTTTTTCCCCCGCGCCATGAAGTCGGCGCCGCCTGCAATCAGGACGAGGTGGCCCGCATCAACAGCCAACTCCAGCGCCTGCTTGAGCACGGTGTGCGGGCGAACATTCTTGGGTGCATTCTGGCTAAGCCAGCGCTTACCCACCTTCTCCAGACGCTCCTTGCGGATGAACTCGATAAGTACCTGAGCGTTGTCCGAGGCGGCGTCGACTGCGCCCGCATTGAAGAGACGTAGAGCCTCGGAGAGGTAGAACTCACCCAAGGCGATCCCGGCGGTCATAGCATCGGCAGATATGCCCTCCCTCGCCGTGTTTTCCCCTGATTGGTAATACGAGATCACAGCGGCGAGCCGCAGCGCGTGTTGGGCCATCTTCGACGCCAAGTCGCTAACCTCGGCGAGATCCCCATCTGGCCCCTGCTGTCGCTCCAAGTGATCGCTGAACTGGATCCACATGGAGCGCGCCTCGGGTTGAAGCCGCACCGTCGAAAACTCCAACGTGCGTGTCTCCGGATCCATTCGTGAGAACAGGCCTTGCAACAGGTTGGTAAGTCGGGACTGGTAGGCTGAGATCGCGTCCAGCGCCTCTTGCGTCGGCTCGCGCCATAGGCGCTGGCCCTTCATGCTCTTGGGGAAGGTGATGAGCATGCGGCTCATCATGCCCTGGTCGCGCAGTGCCTTATTGCCGAACAGCTTCATCGCCACGCCGGGCTGCACCATCAGGTGCAGCGACATGCGGCGCCCGTCGAGGATCTTGGTGACATCGGTGCCGCGCACCCGCTTGATCGGCTTGCCATCCCACAGCTGCGACAGCACCGCTCCGGTCTTCGCCTGTTGCTCGTCCTGCATGGAATAGCCGCCGAGGAACGCTGCGCCCTCGTCCGAGAACAACCCGATCGACGGGTACGCTTCGTCAAGGAGCTTCACGATCCCCTCGGTTGTCGGCTCTTCCACCAGAAGCATGGGTAGTGCCGGTGGAGTTGGCGGCTTTCCGCATGCCTGCAAAGCCGACTGGATCTCTGCCCTGTTCTTCTTTCCCGCCTTGGCCGTCTTAGCCGCCTGTTCGTAAGCGGCCTTCGCGATCGTGAAACTTTGCTGCTTCTCCTCGAATCCCTCCCGCAGTTCCTTTTCGCGCCGGTACACAGGCCCGAGCGCTTTCTTGTCGCAACTCGACTTGCGATCACCGCTCGCAGCCACCGTGAAGAGGAACAGGGACGTCGGAATGATCTCGCCGGTGGGCATCTCAACATCGATACGAGTTTGCGTCACCAGCGCGCAGGCGCCGAGGATCGCTTGGGCTGCAATCGAGACGGGAAGCTGCACCGTGTCGGCGAGGCCCCGAATGCAGTCCGCGAGGCGCGCCGGGAGCACTTGAAGCGGATAATCCTCCGGATCGCCGACCGATGGTCGGAACTCGATCGGTTGGCCCACGATTTCGCCAACCGGGTCGAAATCTCGCGAGTCGGCTTGAAACGTCATGCGGCGACACCCCGCAGCTCATCGTTCCAGTCCTTGTAGGCTTCCGGCGGGAAAGCTGAGCCCGGCCGCAGGCCACGGGCTAGTGCGGCGTCGCGCGCCTCTTCCACCGCCTTTCTACCAGCAGCATTGTTGTCGCCAGCGAAGCAGACCGATTGCACTTCTGCCGGCCAATCGATGCGGGACAGCAGCGCTGTGCCGCAAGCTGCCCAGACCGACTTGTCGGGAAGGCGCTGCATAAGCGTCCACCCGTCTTCCGGCCCCTCGACAGCGACGATGTGCGAAGCGACCGGCCCGAGGCGCATGGCGGATCCCACAATAGAGCCGAAGGTCAATTTGGCCTTACCTCCGCGCGGGCTCTCGTATTTCCCCGCGCCGTCCGCTCGCAGGTAGATGTTCTGCACCCCGGTGACGGCGCCGGCGGCATCCTGCAGGGCGCACACCACCGCCGGATACTCCCGCCCGACCTCGCCAGTTTGCAGATTGATGTATCGGGGAATGCCGCCGAACCGGATGGTGGCTGGCAGTGGGGCCGTAATGCCACGCGAGCGCGCATAGACCTCGGCGAGGGTGCCGGGTGCCGGAACAGATCGGCTCCACATCTCTCTCGCGAGATCCACCCGCGCTCGCAGCATGGCTTCATCTTCGGCCTTGCGCTGCGCACGCTCCTCTTCGGAGATGACCGGGAACTCCTCGCCAAGCAGCACCTCGACCGCTTCGCGAAAGCGCATACCTTCTTGCTCGACGAGGAACGTGATGGCGTCGCCGCCCTTACCGCAGCCGTGACAATGATAGGTGCCCTTGCCGTCATTCACTTCAAAGCTGGGTGTGCGCTCGCTGTGGAATGGGCAGAGGCCGACCAACTCGCGCGCGCCGCGTTTCTTCAGTTCGGTATGACGGCCCACGATGTGGGAGAGCAGATGCCTATCACGTGCCCGCTCTACGAAATCGCGGAACTCGCTTTCAGGAAGCAGCTTGGCGGGAGACCCCATGCGTCAATTCGCCTCCCGCTCTACCTCGGCAACCCGATCGTCTGTCGGTTGGAGCTTGGTCCGGGGCATGTTGCGAACATGCTCAGCAGCACGCTTCAGCATGCGAACGACCCTGCCCGCCTTGAGGCCCGCAATCCGCGCATCCTCCGGTCGCCAGTCCTCGTTTTCAGCGATGACAAGGATCACCTTGGCGGCCTGCTCTCGAGCGGCTTTGAAACCTTCGGAGAACCAACGTTCACGCTGACACTGCTTCCAGTGTTCTAGGCTCTCACCGCGCTTGCTCACGCCTGAGCGGCCTCGGTGTCGTCATAGGCAAGCAGAAGCACTTCGCGCAGGCGCTGCGCGCGGGTGTCGCCGCCCTTGATCGCAGAAAGAAAGCTCGACCACCCTGCCATGTCGAACGCTTGGACCGCCTTCGCCAAGCGAGCCTGATCCAGCGGCTTGGCTGGATTCACCATCATCCGGCAGAGGGCGGTGAAGATCGATGAACCGGCAGACAATCGTTGGCCAGGGAAGGCTTGGGCCATCATCTCAAGGGCAACTCGGCAAATCCGCTCGCCATGCTTCCGTCGGGTTGAGTTGATCGCCGACGTGAATGCGACCTCGCCCGGTGCCCATGCAGCGGAGCCAGTCTTGCGCGAGACCGTGAAGCCGACTGACTCGATCATCTGCGCGACGATGAGCGCGTCATTATCCCCGCCAGCGATTGCAGCGTGGAAGTCGTCGAGGCGATTGATGGCGCGCCGCGCGCGGTTCATGGCAACGAACATCGCCGCCTCGGCCTGGATTCCGCCGTACACACTCACACAGCAGGGAAGGTATGGGATGTCGCCGCGTACCTTGGCTGCCGCAAGGCGGTGCTGCCCGTCCAACACCCAAAGCGATCCATCTTCGCGCTTCGAGACGACCAGCGGCAAGCACATGCGCCAGTCCCATCCCTTCGCGATCTTCTGGATCAGTGCACGGCTCGGCCCGGTGTCGATGCTGCGCTGGTAGGCGTCGTCGATATTCAGCTCATCAGGACTGCGGTTCTCGATCGAGGGGGGCATGCCGAGCGGCTTGTCCCAGTGCTTGCGCGGTGCGATGGGCGCGCCCGAGAGTGCGGCCTCGATCACGTCGGCCATGTCTTTGTGAAGCATGTGAACCTCCCCCATGATCAGGCCGCCTTCGCGTCTTTGCGCGCGTACGCGGCCTCGACCTGACCCCATGTCCAGTTTGGATTGCGATCCCAGATCGCGCGCGTCTCAAGCTCGGCATCACGGAGCCGCTTCAGGTAGGCCATATCGGCAGTCACCTGCTCCTGGCGGACGCGGATGATCCCGCGAAACTCGTCGCGCGTCAGTGCTTCCGTGCGCTTGATGATGCCCTCACCATGGTCGAGCACATGCGCGTCATGCAGGCCGAACAGGCTCGACTGGGCTGCGCTTGTTGCAGCCAGTTCGCGAGCGCGCTTCTTACAGGTGCTCGCCATCACCTTCGAAAGATGGCTGCGGACGCACATTTCCGTCATTTCCTCGTCAGCGAGGACTTTCGGGACGGCAAGGTTGATGGCGTTGTGCCGGTTAATGACCCCGGCGCTTTCATTCGCGTCGATGGCCTCGGCTACGATCTTGTTAAGCGACATGGCGTTCGGTCTCCTGAAGAGCTTGTTCAATCCGATGGGCGCGCTGTGCGGAAACTGCGGGCCAGTGGGCTGCGAACCCGCCGACCCACTCGGCTGCTTTGATGATCACTGCGTCGTCCGGCGCTGCGCCGATGCTTGCGTCCCAGGCAGCAAGCGCCACCTCGACCGATGGCCAGCGCGCAATGGCATCCAGGGTGTCGACGATTGCCAAGCGCAGCTCGCCGGCCTCGTGGTCGTAGGCCGGCTCGGGCTCGTCCGCCGGTACCTGCTCACTGGTGGCGGCGCCCTCCTGCACCAGCGCCACGAGTGTGGCGGCGGGGAAGTACCAAGAGCCGCCGTCCTTCTCGGCGCCGTTGATCTTCCCATCCCGTGCCAGGCTCTTGACGTTCCGATCGCTTAGGCCGGTGATCATCGCAGCCTGTGCGACGCCGACGGTGCTTTGCAGTCCCGCTTCGTCCGGGCGCGGGCGGCGCTCGGCACGCTTGCCCGCAATCAGCGGCAGATCCTTCTTGGTCTTGCCGATGGCGCCGACGCGCATGTGCGAAGCGTTGCCATGCTTGTCGATGAAGGTCCGCACCTCACTGGCATCGCCACCAGTGACGCCAGTCGGCCGCCACTTGGCGACGAAAGTGTGAGACACCCGGCACTGCCGCGCGATCTGCCGATCACTCCATTCCCGCCACTCAGGGTCATTGAGGAGCGTCACGATAGCGCGGCGCTTGTCGTCGTCCGTGCGCTGGTAGCCGTGGCTGGCATTGGCGCCCACCGAGTGCAGGATCGCCGCACGACGATCGCCTTGGTGAACCTCGGCAAGAATTTCTTCGCGGCCTAGGACATGGTGCGCTTGCAGCCGATGAAAGCCATCCGCGAGCCAGTTGGTCGTGCCGTCGAAGAACACGGTGACCGGAGGCATCTCGGCCCCTTCAATCATGGCCTCGGCGTAGCCGCGATAGACATCCCGGTTGATGTGATCGCGAGGCTGCATCTCGCCATCCTGCCGAATAAGCGAGATCGGCAGCGACGTGATGGTGGGCGCATCCATCAGCCAGCGACCTGAAACGCGCGCTCAAGCTCGCTCTTCCGGTAGAAGAGCTTTCGGCCTTTGCGAATGACGGGAAGCTCGCCTGCCTCGGTGAGGCGGTAAACCGCCCGAGGCTTCAATCCGAGATAAGCCGCTGCAGCTGACGCACCTTCAAGCAGGTCGTCGGAAAGTGCTTGCATGTTGCATCCTTTTCCGTTTACTCCCGTTCAATGCCGTCGGTTACCGATGTGGTTGAACGATGTTGTTCTAGTCGCACGAAGTGACGCGGGGCGTCAAGCCCTAGCGGGCACAAAACTGGAACAAACAGAAAGAGGCGTGATTAGATGGGTGAGTTTACGTTTGGGCAGGTTGAAGCCGTTCTGGCCCGCCAGAACAGGATCGCTGATCACAAGCGGGTCGCGTTTGGCGGTAGATTGAAGTTCCTGCAGAAGAACGGGGTCCCACACCGCCGCTTGAAGCCAGGGCGTGGAAAGGCTGGCGCATTCTCTTTCAGCGAACTTATCCAGCTCGCGGCTGCAGTCGAGCTACTTCAAGTAGGAATTTCGCCGCAGAAAGCGGCACGAATCATTTCGACCAACTTGCTTGGCCTTGAGTTCACCATCACTCAGGCCATGCAGTTCGGTCCGTTGAAGAAAGGAGATAAGTATAAGCCTTACTGGCTTCTCATGTTATCAGAGCTTGGCGAAATGATGGAAGGCGATGTGCCTGAGTACGACCAAACTCGCGTCCTCCGCATCGACACGCAGCGACTCACTAAGTTCATAGCTGATAATGACCACTGGGTTAGGGGCCAACGGCTCCGGATGATCGTGATCAACGGCATCAACTTGGTCGGCAATATTGTTGCGCTCTTATGTGACGATCTCAAGTTCTCCACCCGGCACCTTCTGTGGCTTAGCCTCCAAGAAGAGATCGATAAGGAGAGCGATCGGGCGCGCGGCCTCACTCAGTTGTTCGACGCAGAACCTCCTAAGTGGACGATACCCGCACATCTAATGACTCAAGAGCCGCTGCAGAAAGATCATTTTCTGCGCGCAAACATACATAGATTTAGAACGACTGATCCGAGATTTGGCCGTCCCATTCCGACCCGTGAGGCAGTCGGAACTTTTGCTCAGCTCTCGATACCAGCCAAACAGTTCATGCGGTATATTGCCGTGTCAATTTGGACGAAGCCGGACCTTACGCCGGAGGACCTGAACGATAAGAGCGGCCTACTGACGGCAAGTAAAGCGCTGCGCTGGGGTGGCGAAATCGACGACTTGTATCATGAACTGATCAAGCACGAACTCCTATCAGCACCGTCCGGAGACACGCCGCCACGACTCACGATACTCGGAGCGATAGCTACGTCGGAGATCGCCGAAGACGTCGCCGATCGCCAGCTATTAACAGACGAGAAGGCAGCCAGCAGCGAACCCAAGGGAGGCTCTACCGATGTCAGTTCGGAAGCGTGAATGGGCGACGCCCAAGGGCGAGGTAAAAACCGCCTGGCTGGTCGATTACAAAGACGCCCAAGGGAAGCGTCGAGCAAAGCAGTTCGTCCGCAAGAAGGACGCTGACGCCTTCGTGACCAAGGCGAGCTGGGAAGTTAGCCAAGGCACCCACACCGCCGACTCGCAGAGTATCACGGTGGAGAAGGCGGGCGCGAACTGGATCGCCCGCGCCGAGCGCGAGGACTTGGAGCCTTCTACGATCAAGTCATACCGCGAGCACCTGCGGCTCCACATCAATCCGCTTCTCGGCGCTCGCCGGCTCAGCCAGATCACGAAGCCGATGGTGGAGGAATACCGGGACCAGCTGCTCGACACCGGCCGCTCGCGCGCCATGGCGGCGAAGATTCTCCGTTCGCTATCCTCCCTCCTGAAGGAGGCGCACCGCGTCGGATATGTCGGCCAGAACGTAGCCCAAGGCATCACCGTAAAGCGCTCGGGGCGCGACAAGGCCAAGGTCGTGCCGCCGACGAAGCAGCACATGCGTCAGCTGATCGACGCGGCCGGCACGAGCGCCGCTCGACCGATCGACAAGCCACTGGTGCTGGTGCTGCTGTTTGCCGGACTGCGCGCGTCGGAAGTGCGTGCCCTGCCCTGGTCGAATGTAGACCTGAAGCGCGGCACGATCACCATCAACAGGCGCGCAGATCCGTCGAACACTATCGGCCCGCCCAAGTCCGCCTCTGGCTTCCGGACCATTCCAATCCCATCGACGGTTGTGACCGAGCTGAAGCGCTGGAAGCTACGCTGTCCTCCCTCGGATCTGGACCTCGTGTTCCCCAGCGCGGCGGGCACTCCGATCTTCCACAACAATCTCGTGCTGAGCTTCCAAGAGCCGCTGCAGATCGCTGCCGGCATCACGAGGCCGAAGATGGTGGACGGCAAGCTTCTAAAGGATCCGGAGGGCCAGCCAGTTCTCGAGGGGCTCTACAGCCTGCACGACTTCCGCCACGCTGCCGCTTCGCTCTGGATCGAGCAAAAGGTTGCACCAAAGCGGGTGCAGACGTGGATGGGGCACGCCTCGATTGCGCTAACCTTCGACGTGTACGGCCACCTGTTCGCGGCTCATGAGGAAGATGCCGCGGTGATGGCGGCGCTGGAAGCCGGCGTGCTTGGTGCTGGTGGCTCTGTCGCCTAACGGATGCAAGTCAATCCGTTCGGACCAATAAGCCCTGAGGAAAACGCGTGCCCTCCAAATGCCAATTCGAGGAAGATGCCTTCCAACAGCTTGTAGACGGGGCGATCGGGCGATTGACTAACATCGTCACCACCCCGGGGCGGGTGGCCGAAAACGCTCTCGGCTATGATGCCGCTTGCCTCCTTACTGCCGATGATCTTGTCGCGGTTGTCGGCCCGCACGTTGCACCTCATGCGGTTGGCGCAGCGCCAACACATCCGTTGCATCTGGGCATCACTGTAAATGCCACTGTTTGGACAAACTTAGCGGCCTTGCCGGCTGCAAAGATTCCACCTTTCAGGCTCAACCTGTTCGTACAGTACAAATCTCCCGTGGGGCTTTCGGGGGGCAAGGCCGCGCAGTGGCCGCACTGGCAAGCACCATACTTCCGTTACGAGATGGAGCCAAAGCAACTTGCGGTGATGGCAGCTATCGATGGATCAGGGTCGGGCGCCTTAGGCTGCTATTGCAGCCCTGACTTCCTTGATGCCGCGACGTTATGGAGTTGTACGACAAAGGCCACCATTCTGGATCACGCTCACTTCGTTCGTGCTCAACAACTAGCTAGCCACGGCTGCTACACCTACCAAAGTGCCAACGGACCAGGGAAAGCCTTTTCTGAACCTGAGATCATACCGCGGGAAGATTTCCCCGCGATGCTCGAGCAAGCAATCGCTGCCGGACCCAAGCTTACCTTCGAAGAAGCAGCGCTTAGAGCTACCAAAACTATCCGAAACGCGATCGAAGATGTGCTCCCGAGGCGCAGTGCGTTGGCATCACTGCTGCGCCAGTTGGATGCAGCGCGGCCGGCGGACGAAACGGATGCAAACGGAAGGCGTGCCCGGCTGCTTGCAGCATTAGAGGTGATACAAGCCTTTGAAGTCTTCTATCGGACACGGGTCATAACTGTGGGCTAG